ATATGTTGCAGACTCTTATGGGTGATGCAGTAGATGGTTACAAAGGGTGCAAGGGTATAGGTAAGATCAAAGCCAACAGGTTACTGGATAACACACCTCAGAAAAACTGGTGGCGTATGGTAGTTAACACGTATGAAGCTGCGGGTATGACAGAAGGGGATGCGCTAGTACAGGCAAGGGTGGCACGAATACTACGTCATGTAGATCGTGGTACTTACCCCCTGTGGCAACCAATACTATGGAGTCCAGATGAATCGAAATAAGATAATTAGTTTTACAGTAGTAGTAGCATTAGCTTTATTCTCAATGCACCACTTTATACAAGGGGCTAAAGCCGTGGGTCACAATGGTGTGACTCAGCGGTTGAGTTCCATTGAGGAATTTAAGGAGTGTGTTAACTTTCAGAATTATGTACCACTAGAACAGGTTAGAGTTATCTGGGATGTGCAGTCTGCTAGTTGCTATGTAGTACTAGGGGATGGTAGGTTTCTGACTGTACCTGATTTTATTAAAGAGATAGAGGATTTCTCTGTCGCTGAGAAGTTTAAGGGGCATACATATGAATAAGCCAAATGATACACAAGTAGGCGGGGATCACTATCTACAAAAGATACAGCCTTGGGATTTTATACGTGCCAACGATATAGGATTCCTGGAGGGCAATATAATTAAATATATATGTAGGTATAAGAGTAAAGGTGGGCTAGTAGACTTGTATAAAGCACAGCATTACCTAGACAAATTAATTCATGAAGAAGTATTGCGCCACACACCCGCATTAAGAGAGGAATAAATAGCACTTAACCACTAACTATCAAATAGTTAGCGGTTTTTTTACCACACTGTCCCTCAGTATAGGAATAAACCAGTTTAAATAGTGCTATTAACTACAGGAAAACTATGGCAATACGGAATGGAAGAGGAAAAAAACTAGGTGCATTACTAACACCAGAGTTAATTGAAGCTATTGCCCAGACATTTCCAAGAGAACCTCTGAATCTACAGGCGCAGCCTAATGAAATTTGGTTTAGAGAAGGCCAGTGCTCGGTAGCTGAGATACTACAAGCTAAATTTGATGAGGTTAATACTAATGTGTTAGCTGAGGGGGTACTATAATGCCTGAGTATACTAAAGCACAGAAGCAAATTAGGGCAGATGAGGGTGAGGTAAAAAATGAAAATGGTTTTTGGCAAAGTGTAAATGACAAAGACAAGCATAAAGTCTATAAGGACACGGAGGGTAAGTATACTGTGGGTAATGGGCACTTGCTCACAAATCCAGAACTAAAAAAATTAAAAGAGACACAGGTAGGATTAACCCCAGAGGGTATGGAGATTACACAGGAGGAAGCCGATGAGTGGTTTGCTGCTGATTTGAAGGATGCTAACGATGATGTTGAGGCACTCTATGGGGATATCCCGATGGCTGAAGAGCAGCGAGAAGTTCTGGTAAACATGGCATTCAATCTGGGAAGAAAGGGGTTACGTAAGTTCAAGCAGATGAGGAAGGGCTTAGTTGCAGGAGACAGTAAGAAAGTTGCACATGAGATGCAATTTACGTGGGATAAGAAAAATAATAAGTATAAAACATCAGATTGGTATGAACAGGTTAAAGGTAGAGGAAAGCGATTAGTCGGACAAGTAAGTAAAATACCCAGTACGGGTAAGTTCGATCCTAAACTGGATGATGGTAGGTATGACTAATAATAATTCAAGGAGATTCCGTATGTGTATGGGCGGTGGCGGTGGACCAAGTGCAGCAGCAAAAGAACAGGCTCGTGAGAATGAACGACTAGCAGAAGAACGAGCTAATGAGAGAAGGTCAGCCCTACTCAATCCTGAAGATAAGTTTGATCAGCTAGAAGATAATGATAAGACTCTAAGGAGAAAAGGGCGGAAGGGGTTAACTATACCCCTAGATAAGCAGTCCTCTAGTGGGTCAGGGCTATCAATTAATTAGGGAGAAGTAATATGTGTATGGGAGGCGGAGGAGGAAAGGCAAGTAGTGGGCCAAGTACAGCGCAGATAGAGAGGGACAGGGAATTAAGAGAGAGAAGCGAGAAGAGAGCTTCAATAGCTGCGGATGAGGAGAGGGTAGAAAGGCAAAGAGGTACTAAGAAGAAGGCCACCTCTGGGGATTCACTCAAGATAAACCGTAATGAAAGCTCAACGGGCTTGTCTATAAAATATTAAAAAGGTTAAGTGTATATGAAAGAGTATATGGAAGAAATTCCCGAAGGAGAAGCAGGAACTAAACGAGCAAGGTACAACAGGTTAACCACCTTCCGTGACCCCTATCTTCAACGGGCTAGGTCATGCAGTGTATTGACTATTCCATCTCTTATACCACCTGATGGAAGTGGGGGAGCAACAGTATTACCCTCACCATATCAATCACTCGGAGCAAGGGGGGTTAATAACTTAGCATCTAAATTACTGATAACACTACTACCACCTAATGCCCCGTTCTTTAAGCTAGTTGTGGATGACTTCATACTGGCTGAGTTGACGGGCAAAGAGGGTTTACGAGCCGAAGTAGAAGAAACATTTAACAGTATGGAACGTAGTGTGATGACCGAGATTGAGACATCGGCAATCAGACCTGCCGTATTTGAATCTCTGAAACACTTATTAGTTGCAGGTAATGTAGCTACATACTTAAATCCGAAAGGGGGTATGAAAATCTTTCCACTGGGTCGATACGTTGCTAGGCGTGATCCAATGGGGGAACTACTAGAACTCATCACCGAGGAGCATGTGTCCGTTTCAGACTTGCCTGAAGAAATACAAGGTGAGGTTAAAGGAGAAGCGGGGTCTAGTGTCACTGAGAATGGTGAGAAAATTATAGCATTATATACTTGTGTAAAGTTACATGGGAAGAAGTGGTATGTATCTCAAGAAGCGGGTGGAGTATTAGTTCCAGGAAGTGAGGGTGAATACCCTCTTGATAAGTCACCCTTTTCTGTCTTACGTTTCACAGGTATATCAGGCGAGGATTATGGTAGAGGATACGTTGAGGAATACAAAGGTGATATTCAATCCCTTGAGTTCTTAACCAAAGCAATTGTACAAGGTAGTGCAGCAGCAGCTAAAGTGTTGTTCATGCTACGCCCAAGTGCAGTCACAGAAGCAGCCGACATAACTGAATCAGAGTCAGGTGATATTATCATAGGCAATGCAGATGATGTTAGTGTACTACAGTTACAGAAACAAGCTGACTTTCAAGTAGCAGCACAGACAATACAGAGGTTAGAACAAGCACTAGGTTTAGCTTTTCTAATGAACACTTCAATCCAACGTAATGGTGAAAGGGTGACAGCAGAGGAAATTAGATTCATGGCTAATGAATTAGAAAATGCCTTGGGTGGAATATACTCTACGCTGTCACAGGAGTTTCAGTTACCCCTAGTAGTTATCCTTATGTCTCGTATGGAGAAACAAAAGAAACTCCCAGTGCTACCGAAAGGTATGGTACGCCCACAGGTAACTACAGGTGTAGATGCTATTGGTCGTGGTCAGGATGCTGAGAAACTTAAAGCATGGATGGAAGATATATCTGTACTTGGGCCTGAAGTTGTAGCCCAAAGCATTGTTGCAAGTGATTACATTAAACGAAGTGGTGTTGCCCGTGGGATAGATATGAAAGGGTTAGTTAAATCACCAGAAGATTTACAAGCAGAACAGGAACAAGCCCAACAGCAACAGCAACAGATGCAGATGATGGATAAACTCGGCCCTAATGCTGTTACACAAGCAGGTGGAATGTTGAAGGATATTAATGCTGATGGTCTGGCACAGGGTGGGGGCGAAGAAGCACCACCTGAAGTTTAATAATTTATATATAGAGGCAACAAAATTATGGCAAATGCAATTCCAGTACATAAACAACCAGAGGTTAAACCCGTGGTAAAGGGTGAAGTTAAACCTGAAGTAAAGCTAAAAGATACAAAGCTAAAGTCACACGATGCTGTGAGAACTGATAGTTAGAATGGCAAACCTGGATAGTGTAGAAGAAACCAGTGTAGATGTACCACCAGAAGCGGGTACTGATGCATATAACAAAGAGATGGCAGATAAGTTTGATGCGAGTCAAGGGACTGAACAGCCAGAGGAAGCTGCAGTAGAAGAAGAAGCACCTGTAGAAGTAGCAGCTAAACCAGATGGTGTCCCTGATAAGTTCTATAATAAAGAAACAGGAGAAGTAGATTATGCTTCTTTAACTAAATCATATAATGAGTTAGAGAAGGGTAGAGGAAAAACTAAAGCTAAAACAGAAGTAGCACAAAAGGCTAATCCTGAAGATGCAGTAGTTTTAGCTAAAGTGAGACATGATGCAGCTAAGGAAAAAGCCGAAGCTGATGATGCTACACAGGAGGATTTAGATGCTCTTGAGTTTGCAGATGAAGCACTCACTCTAGCCAAGGCAGACGTAATCACAGCCAAGAAAGCTGATAAAGATGCAGATGCAGCTAAAGCGTTAGTTGAGAAGTCTGGTATGGATTTTGATAAACTGACTGCTGAGTATGCTGAACAAGGTTTTCTATCAGAGGATAGTAGAGCAAGTTTAGTTAATGGTGGAATCCCAGAAGCAACTATAGATTCTTATATTGCAGGTCAAGAAGCACTGGCTGCACAGTGGGAATTTAAGGCTAAAGAAGCAGCGGGTGGAGAAGAAGCTTATGCTAGTATGACAGCGTGGGCTACTGATGCTTTGACAGCAGATGAGATTACAGCTTATGACAAAGCTGTTAATGGCAATGATATTGAAGCAGTTAAGTTAGCTGTTATTGGACTGCGTGCTAAGTACGAAGACTCAAATGGGAGAGAGCCTAGGTTACTAGGTGGCAGTACTGGTGGTAAACAATCCACTGGAGGGTTCGACAGTAGAGCAGAGATGATCGCTGCGATGTCTGACCCTAGATACGGGAAAGACCCATCGTATCGAAAACAAGTAGAAGCTAAAGTAGGTAAGACTACTGCTTTCTAATTAGTACGACTTCACTAGGGTATGTCGATAACTGCCCCTACCTAATTTCTAGAAGTAAGACGGAAGCCACTGCCCAACTGAGGTTGGATAACATTGTGTGATGGTTTTATAAATAGAAGAAGTAGAAACAACTATTTATTTAATTTATAAGGAAACATATTATGGCAGCAGCAACACCATTACGCGCGGGGCAGGTCAACAGTTCGGGCGCAACAGATGCATTATTCTTAAAAGTATTCGGTGGTGAAATTCTAACCGCCTTTGAACAATCACAAGTAGTAGTAGACAAGCATACGGTTCGCCAGATTTCACATGGTAAATCAGCACAGTTCCCTGCAACTTGGAAAGTATCGGCAGCATACCATACTCCAGGAGCCGAAATCTTAGGGCAAACATCTAACCTCAATGAGCGTGTCATTGCTATTGATGATCAGTTGATTGCTTCAGTAGCTATACCATCAATTGATGAAGCTATGAACCACTACGATTACCGTTCTATTTATTCACGTGAGTGTGGTATTGAACTTGCTAATACGTGGGACAGAAACGTACTACAAGTGGGTGTCAATGCAGCCCGCGCTTCAACTACTGTCACTGGTGGTGACGGCGGAACTGTTCTAACATCATCTGGTACTTTGTATCGTACATCCTCTAGCGATCTAGCTGCGGGTATATATTCAGGTATTCAGGCTATGGATGAAAAGAACAATCCTGATGCAGATGGACGTAATGTATTCATGCGCCCTGCTCAGTTCTACTTACTAGCACAAGATAAGACTCTGTACAACACAGATTATGCTGCGGGTAATGGTAACTTTAAGGATGGTACAGTATTCCAGATTGGTGGAGCTAAATTGGTTAAGACCAATAACTTCCCTATCACGAATATTACAACTGGTCCTGCTACATACCAAGGTAACTTTGCACTAACCGTTGGGCTACTCATGTCCACACGTGCAGTTGGTACTGTTAAGCTACTAGACCTAGCTCAAGAAATGTCTTGGGATATGCGTAGACAGGTAACATTGCTATTAGCTAAATATGCTATTGGTCATGGTATCCTACGTCCTGAAGCAGCAGTTGAGTTGAAGACTACTTCTTAATAGTAGAGTAATACAAAAGGGGATTAGTGGTTTAACTACTAGTTCCCTTTTTTCATAAAATTAATATAATAAGGAAAACATTATGACAACTTCGGTTCTCACTACGAAACTCGAAGCTATCAACACTATGCTAGATGCAGCAGGAGAAAGCCCTGTAAGTACATTAGAGTCTTCAGGTTTGGCTGATGTAGCTGAGTGTCAGTTAGTGTTGGACCAAGTAATACGAAGTGTGTTAGAGATAGGTTGGACGTTTAATAAAGAAGAAGAATGGGAATTAGTACCAGACGTTTCGGGTTTTATTAACTTACCTGTTAATACGCTTAGTTTTGATGTGGAAGTATGGAATAATAAATCAAATAGTGCTGATACAGTACAGCGTGGGCTGAAGTTATATGATAAGAAGAACCACACGTTTGTATTCACAGAAACACTTAAAGGAGAGATTGTACTACTCCTAACGTGGGATGAACTTCCACAAGCAGCACGTTCATATATTATGATTAAGGCTGCACGAATATATCAGACAAGAGCATTAGGCTCTGACTCACAACATAAGTTCTCCGAACAGCAAGAGATGACAGCCTTTGCAGCACTCAGGAGACACCAAGTTAAGAAGACGGATGGCAACATGTTTAGAGATAGTTGGTCTGTTAATTCAGTAGTACATGGGAGGTAGGTATGGCACTAATAAATAGCGTTATACCTAATTTATTCAATGGAGTATCACAACAACCTGATCCACTACGCCATGCCTCACAGTGTACACAACAGGATAATGGCTATCCTACGATTGCTACAGGGTTACGCAAAAGGCCCGCATTTAATCATATAGCTAAAATTAAGAATAGTATAGCTAGTGATGCTTTCCTTCACCTAATTAATAGAGATGAAGTAGAGCGTTACATTGTAGTTATTCTTAATGGTGACTTAGAGGTTTACAATTTATCGGGGGTGGCACAAACAATTACATTCCCAGATGGTAAGGGATACCTAACCGCTACTACACCTAGAACATCTTTTAGTGTAGTTACTGTTGCTGATTTTACATTTATAGTTAATAAGTCAATAACTGCACTTATGGATACAGCTACCTCTGGTTCAGCAACACTAGGTTCTAAACAGAAATTTAGTGAGTTACCTACTAGCGGAAATTCCACGGGTGATGTGTGGAAGATAGAGGGTGATGATCTACAACGATTTGATGATTATCATGTAAAGTATACTGCAGCAGGTGTTTGGGAGGAAACAACAGCACCCGCACAGCAAACAACAATTAACTCTACTACCATGCCCCACACTTTAGTTCGCAATGCTGATGGTACATTTACATTTGCTAAACAAACTTGGAGTTCAAGGTTAGTGGGTAGTGCGCTATCTAACCAAGATCCATCATTCATTGGTGGTACTATTAATGGTATATTCTTTCACAGGAATAGGCTTGGTTTGTACTCTGGTGAATCTTTAGTGATGTCTAGGGCAGGATTATATTTTAATTTCTTCTCTAAGACAATGACCGCTGTATTGGATGATGATCCTATAGATGTTAGCGTGAGTCACACGAAAGTATCGGTATTGAAAAATGTAATACCATTCAATAAGACTCTATTAATGTTCTCTGATCAGACACAATTTCAGGTAACTTCAACAGATAGTCTGACTCCTAAGACTATTACTACAGAAGTTGTCACTGAGTTTGAATCAACTCCTAAATGTTCCCCTGTAAGCTTAGGAAACTCTGTTTACTTTGCCTCAGATAAGGGCACATCATCTTCAATTAGAGAGTACTTTGTAGATGTGAATACTGTAACTAATGATGCTTCAGAGGTTACAGCGCACGTACCTGCATATGTTCCTGCAAACTTATTTGTATTAGCAGCTAGTACCACTGAGGATTTAGTTGTAGCACTGTCTACAGACGAGCGCAATGCACTATATGTTTATAAAGTATATTGGAATGGGGATGAGAAGGCTCAATCATCATGGGGTAAATTCTTACTTGATGCAGCGGATGTACTATTACATGTAGGATTTATTAATTCTGTTATGTATGCTGTTATCCAGAGGGCTGATGGAATTTATTTAGAGAGTATGAACTTACAGGAAGGTTATGTATCCACAGGTTTCACCTACCAGATTCTCCTGGATAGGCAGACAACCCTCACTGGCGTGTACAACAGTGTGACTAATGTAACTACGTGGACATTACCATATGCTGATACGGGTGCATTCACAGTAATAAAAAGCTCTACATGGGCTGCGAATGCGGGTGCGAGAGTAGCCACTACTCACGCCATTAGCTCTAGCACAGTAGAAGGAGTAGGAGATCACTCAGCTTCACCTTGTATAGTGGGCAGAGACTTTGAGTTTCGCTATAGGTTCTCTGAACAATCTGTTAAGGATGCTAAGGGTGTTGCGGTACAATCTGCTAATGTAGTTATGAAAAATATGTCTGTATCATTTGCTGATTCAGGATTCTTTCAAATAGAGGTTACACCTAGAGCACGGAGTACTTACACTTATAAGTTTACAGGTGGAGTCATAGGTGACATAAGTGCAACTATAGGCCAAGTAGGTATAAGTTCAGGTTCATTTAAGTTTCCTGTAAGAACTAAGAGTAAGGGTGCGACTATTGATATAGTTAGTACCAATCATTTACCTTGTAAGTTTCAAGCAGCAGAATGGGTGGGTGAATATGTTAAGCAATCACAGAGGGTATAAAATATGATTAGTTACCGTAAGGCAAAAGCTGCAGATGTTAGGGAGTTAATGCCTAAACTTAGGGCAGTAGATGTAGTTGAGTTACTATTGTCTGCAGGTCCAGAGTATGAGCAGGGTTTAGTTGACTCAATAGCTATGTGTAGAGGTCAGGCTGAAGCTGCAATTGATGCTGAAGGTAACGTCATAGCTATCCTTGGTTGTTGTTATGTAGAAAGCAACACGAATCTGGGCGTACCATTTATGGTATGTTCGGATGAGGTTGATAAGTACCCTAAGCAAGTGGTAAAGGATGCTAAGGCTCGTACACTAAAATGGAATAAGAAACACCCTGTTCTAGTTAACATGGTGTACTCGCAGAATGAAACAACAATTAAATGGTTGCAGCGAATAGGTTATACTATAGGTGAACTCAATGAAAAATGGGGTTACGCTGCTGCCCCTTTCTACAAATTTTATAGGGTGAATCAGAATGTGTGAACCAATTAGTATTAGTATGGGTATTGCAGCAGCAGGTATGTTAGCTAGTAATATGGCTAAATCAGCATCAGCAGATGATGCACAGGCTAATGAAGATACTAATTTCATCTTGCAATCACAAGCACAAAACCTTAAAGGTGATCAGGAAAACCAAAGGGCGCAAGAGGAAAAAAGTAAAAGGGCTAAAGACTCTATGATAGAGCGAGGTAAAGCTACGGCTATGTGGGCGGATACAGGTTTATCTGGTATCTCCTATGATAAGGTAATGCAAGAATCCCAGTTTAATCAAGGGTTTGATATGGCCTCAATGGAATCTAATAGGGCTGCAAGGCAAACCCAGATTGGTTACGAGAGTAAGAAGCTACTTTCTGACTCTAAGAACAGACGTAATAATATTAAAAAGCCAGATTGGATAGGTGGTGGACTTAGTATAGCTACTGCAGGTGCAGGTGCATACGCAGCGGGTCTTCCTAAAACTTAAAGTGATAAATGATAAAAGGATAACAGTATGGTACGGGAAGTAAAGACTACTATAACTAAGCGTTCAGCACGCCAAATGCGGTCACTTGAAGCTGACTCAGATCAAGAATTTCAACAAGTAGAAGCTGCGCCTTTAGATACAAGTATAGACCAGAAGAAGAACTACGCGGTAGATGGTTTAGTAGCTGCACTGGATAAACTTAATCCTGCTGTAGGGGCTATATTTCAAAAGAAGAATGCAATAGCAAGAGATAAGGATGCTAAAGCAGGTACTGCTGCAGGGATGATGGGTACGGCACTGCAAGGAGATGAATCTGAGAGGCATAAAGAAAATTATTTTGCAGCAATAGCACACAACGAAGCAGGGAAAGCAACAGTTGAACTGGAGCAAGCACGAGCTACTAGAGATAGGACAGTACCATATGCTACTTGGATAGCAGAACAGAGAGCAAAAGCAGAAGCAGATATGGCAGGTGAATCAGACTCTTATAAAATTTCCTATATGACTAGGTATGATGCTTCACTTGAAAGGGTACGTCAGGGAGAGATTGCTAAAGAGAGAGAGGAAATAGTAGAGAAGCAATCAGCTATGTTAACGGACACATTAGAGGATACAATTACAGAAGCAACACTAAATGGTACAACAGTAACACCTGCAAATTTGTCTACAATTAGACAAGGCTACCTAGAACAGGGGGTGGATAAAAAGACAATAAATGATAATTTCATAGCTACTGCAATTGATATAGCAGCCCGAACAGGAGATACATCTCTTCTAGATACACTGAGCCAACCTACTGTTGATAATACTCCAGGAATAGCAGGACAAAACCAATATAAAACCAGAGTTACTCAAGCACGTAGGGCTGCTGCTGCTTATAATAAAGCAAATGATGAGAAAACTCTAGCAGAAATAAATGCGGAGCATAGGAAAGAAACTATTGATACCTTTGATCCTATTCACAGAAGGGCAGCAAAAGGTGGCGAGAACATTGATGATTTAGTAGCCGAACTTTGGAGTCACGAAGATAAATATGGTAGTACAGATTTGTTAAGAGAAGACATAGCGAAATTAAAATCTGCAGATGTTGCCCATAAGAGTGACCCAAGAGCAGTTCAGGAGTGGAAGGAAAGAATAGAAGCAGGTGCATATGTTGATCGATCTATATTGCGTGCAGACCCTGATATTGAACCAACAGATGTTGATAAGCTGTTGAAACACGCGGAGATAGATCACACTGACGGAAATAAAATAAAGGATAGCCAAACCTTCAAAGATGGGCTTAGTGATTTAACCGCTAGTTTTGCTGCTGCAGCCAAAGGTCAGGCAGGTAACTCAATAACGGGGGTTACACTGTCTCCTAAGAAAGCAGAATATATTCAGAGAAAAATAGATATGGCAAAGTGGGGTTATCAAAATGAAATGACACAACTGCAACACCCTATTAGTGAGGAAAAGGCTGATGCAATATTAGTCAAGTGGGATATTAGGGGTAATGCAAATATAAAGAAATGGGTATCTGGTCAAAAGATGGAACAGGATTTATCTATTGTTTGGACTACAAGGGCACAATACGCACAAGCTCTGGCGAATAAGAAGCTATATATACCAAAAAATCTGCGGGAAATTCACGAAGAATACCTTGCCAGAGAAGAACCAATAGTTCCACCTGTTACTATGCCTGAAAAGAAAAAATCTTTTGATGAAAAAAGCATTAGCTCTACTAAATACTATAATACACCTTAAATAGGAGTGGGAATGGGTAACAAAGACAATTTAGATATGGACTTATTAGCTGAAGCAGATGAACGTCAGCAAGCTGAACAAGCTGAAGCAAGCTTTAAGTATGAAAGAGAAACACGAATGGCGGAAAGGGCTGCGTTATATAGCATACCTAGCCAACAATCCCAAGTTACTGCTACTCCTGTAGAAGAAGAAGATGAAGGTTTTGGCTTTTGGACTTCTGAAGTTGGTTCAGCAGTAGGTGGGGGTGTTAGAGATGCACTACAGGAAACTGTAGAAACAGGCTCTGATATATTAGGTTTAGATAAACCTGCATTCACACTACCAGAAGTTAATGCTAATGAGTCTGGTATTGGTGAGGGTGCACGCTCTATGGTTCAACTGATGGCA